CCGTTAGCCTGCATCCCTCATATTCGGCAATCAGCTTGCGGGCATTTCTGCTTGGTGTCATTTCAGCGCCCCCAGCAATTCAGCCCACTTTTGATGCAGCAGCGCCCATATGATCGCGGCGCTAAACGTCACCCCGCCCAGCCATTTGCCGAAGCCCGTGATGATTGACGCGCCGTGGCCAATCGTGCGCCCCGTGGTCGCGGCGGCGTTCCACGTTTTAGCAATCTCCACCAGCACCGGCACATGCTCGCCCAGCGGCTCAAGCGATTCAGCCACGCGCTTTAGGGCTTGGATCAGTTCGATCATATCGGCGTGGGGCGTGGCCTGGGGCTTGACCGGGCGGCGGATGCGCTTGGGCTTGGGGGTGGGCGTTTCGGTCATCGGTCGGCATATCCAGCTAACACCGGATCCATAGTCATAGTCGCGCTCAGAATCGCCGCGCGCACCTCATTTGCTAATTTGACATTAGCAAGCAAATCAGGATGGCAAGCAGGTCCGCTAATGGGCAAGGCTTCGATTGCGGCTAACAAAACCTTGCGGTGCTCTTCGTGGTCAATAATCATTATGCAATCCTTACTTGCACGGCGTTGCCGATGCGATAAAAACCCCCGACCGGAACACCCGCAGTAGCAGCGGCTGCATCATTTGCAGCATTCGGGATATTAGCAAGATTGACAGCGAAGGCCCCGGTTCCTTTTGGTGTCACCTTTATGCTGATGTTTGTTGACGCGCCCTGTGCTGCAATAGGAACCGCTCCAGTCCCTGCATCCACCGACAGGTAATCAGTCCCAACAGAGCCAAAAACGGTAAAGTTTATGCGGCCATACGAGCCAGACGTGAATACGTGTGCGCCCGTGCCTTTGGTGTCGTAGCCGAGATTGATATTTGTATCGGAGCCACGCGCCTTTAGCGTAGCGCTAAAACCAGTTGCCCCGCCCGCCACGCCGAGATAATTGACCGTAGCGGCGGAGGCAGGATCGACATTCAGCGCCGCCCACGCCACCGGCCCGCCTAGAGTTACCCGTCCATCATCATAGGCCACAATTTGTTGACGGGGGACGCCAGCCGTCACCTCACCCGAGGTAATCTGGACAGGGCGATATTTGCCATAGCCGCCGTATTGAGCAGCAAGCCAATAACCATCATAGCGTGCATAGATCGCCAGCGCTTCCATATCCGAATTAGTGCCATGAACGCGTACAGTCGAAAGCTGGTCGTTAATGTCGCACCAGTATTCAAAGGTCGCGCCGGTTAGTGTCCCGGCAGAAGCCGACAGCGTAGCATGGTCAGTGTCGGCCATGGCGTTGACGGTGTAGGATGTGCCGTTAATCTTAAAATTAAAAGTCGGGTTAGTATAGTAAATGATAAACGGATCGCCACTCACCCGCGTAACCGCCGTTCCGGCCACGTTACAAGTGCCAGTGCCGTAAACAATGGCGAAGCGGAAAGTGTCTGTGTAGGTCGAGCCGAACACCACCGCCGAGCCATCAAGATTTGTGATGGTGATGGTGTCGCCCGCCACTGCCGAAACCTTAAAGACACCAGTCCCGAAATAGCACTTCTTGTCCACCCAAAAACTATCGGTTGCCGAGCCTTGCAGCCGGGTAATCGTATTGGTCCCGGAATTGGCCTGCCCTTGCAGAGTTGCCGCCGTGGTATTGATGGCAAGTTCTTGGCTGGAGTAATTCTTCGACGGCCAAAACCCTCGCCAAGTAGCATGGCCGTCTAGGTGGTCAAGGATGCCATCCCCGCCCTCGTTTGCGTCGCCACCGCCGATTTGCAAACCACGCGCGAAAGTATTTCCTGCGCTATTGCCGCCGAAGGCCACGCTATCGCCCGTAGTCGTAAAGCTGACTGGGAATTGTCCAGTTCTCCTACCTTTCCCAAGCGCGCTTTGCAGGCCAAGGCCCACCGTCCCAGCCGGATAGGCAGAACCTCCTGAATAGCCGACAAGCCCCGCGCCAGCTTGGGCCGCTAGGTCGATGCGCAACTTTCCGTCCTCATCGCGGATTGCATCAACGGACCAAAAGGAATTGCTCGGCGGGTCCGTGTCCGTTGAAGGTGATAGCACCAGTTTATAAGCAAGCGTCGGGTCAAGCCACAAATCGCATTCACCACGAGCGTTCAGAATCACTGGGTTGGTGTTAGACGCCGCCTGTGCGGCATCCTTATACGTCACCTGTTTGGTGGACGTTCCAGCAGCATAGGTGAACAGTTTCCCCCCCGATAGGGGAGCGCCTGTTGCGTCACTGAATTGTTGTTTCGCAACTGGCGCAATGGATGCAGTCATGGTATTTTCCTTCGTTATCCAACGATGGGGATGGGATGATTTTTAAGCGTCTTTTTCTACTTATCAGGTCCCAAGAGCGCTGCAAGGGTTCCGGCTGTTCTGCCAGATGCGAGAACACTAGCTTTCGCGCTAGAGCCGTTGTTGCTGGCCATGGCGCGTTTATACGCAGCAGCCCTTGCAGCGGACTTGAGAACCTGCCGGAGCGCCGCTGGGTCGGTTTCACTCAGCCCCGCAGCCAATTCCGCAACAGTGCGCTTTCCGGCTTCGCCGCTTCCATACTTCACGAGATCGGAGAGAGTGGCTACGGTATTGCCGACGATCCCATGCCCCTTGATCGCCCGGACGCCAGCATTAGCCGCAACGCTCCCAATTCCCCCAAGATTGGCGTCATCTGCAAGGTTGGCGGCTGTGATTGACCCGGTGTTAACCCGGCCATAGGTTTTGGCCAACTGCCCCTCTTGCGACAAAGTTTGGAAAAAGCGGTCTAGGCCTTTTTCGCCACCGAACAATTGCACCAGTGCCTTGCGCTTTTTTGGCGTGTTTAAAAGAGCATTGATCTTATCGGCCCCATCTGTTTTCCCCTCAATCAGCTTAGATAAGGCCGAGCGCACCCCAAGTTTATATTGATCCAATTCTGGCTGCGTCAGATCACGCGTTTCAGCCCAAATGGTCTCTGCATCTTTTGTTCCAATTTTTGAACCCTTATTTAGTGCTGTTGCCATTTTCGCGGGACCTGCATAGGCAGATCGCGCCTCAGCATAGGTGGGGTTGAACTTGTCAATTTCACGCAACATCTTGCGTAGCACGTCATTTTTAGCGCGGCCATCCTCATCGAGATGTAAGCGCCTAGTTACTGGGTCTCGCTGTGATTCGATTATGTCATCCATGCCGCGCTTCACATAATCCAGCGTTTGCGTAGAATACCCGATCTTATCCTGCACCGAACCGCTTTTTGGAACTGCACTGAAGGCCTCCTTCGCCGCATCTAGTTCAATATTGGCGGACTTAAGGTTTTTTTCTGCGCTCGCCACTTCTTGCGAATGCAAACCAGGCATGAGGCTAGCTTGTCGTTTTGCAACAGCGGCATCATAGGAAGAATTGGCTTTTTCCCACCCTATGCGGGCGCTATCCATACGGTCAAGATGTGCAATAGGGACAGGGTTTAGCACTACATTGCCATCGGCATCGTTAGAAAATCCAAGGCCCATAGGATCGCGCCGCTCATTCGCCGCAATAGTCTTTGCACGGGAAAGTGCCTGCCTGCCAAACGGTGTTGATAACAGACTGTCAAGCTCCTGTGTAGAAACGACTGGGGAGCTATACGCCTTCTCATACAAAGGGGCAGCCTTTTCCTGCGCACCCTTGATAATATCCTCGGAAGCCGCCCTAACATTAGCGACGGGACCGAGATTGCGCTTGATAGCCTCCTGAACGCGCTCCGCCTGCCCCCCTACCAGTGATGGGGAACCATCGGGCGTTGCGCCGGTTTGGCGAGGGACAACAACTTCGCGAATCAGTTTCTGCGCAGGCCCCGGCTTCCTGCCAATTGCAGCGGCTAGCCCTTGAGTAGATTCGCCGGTGTCCATGATCGCCATCGGAACACCATTAGCATGTGCTGCCTCGATAGCCTTACCGGCCTGCATAGGTGTCTGCCCCTGATCAGCAAGGGTTTGCAGCAAAACTTTACCAGAGTTGGTCACAGGAGCCGAAGGAGCCTTACCCGCCGCCGCCGACAATGCATTTACGACAGGGGCCGACACGCGCTTGGCAGCCGATAGCACAATGGGGGCAGCTGCACCCACGGCGGGCGCAAGCACAGCACCGCCTGCCGCGCTCCCGGCTACCTGCTCTGCTTGCTGGACAGCATCGCCACGCGCGCTACCGATACCCGCTACACCGCCAGCAAGCGCACCCTGCTTCGCGAGGGCACCCAATGTCACCTTTCCAATACCTTTGGCGAGACTAACGCCGCCACCAGCAAAGTTAAGCGGAAAGGTCGCCCAATCGGCGATAGGATGCGCGTCCTGATAATCTGCCTTAGCCTTATCAATCTCGGATTGGTGGCGCTGATAATTATCGCTGAAATTGCCGGGCTTGCCGGTCGCATAATCTACGCCAGCCTGCACCAGAGGCTTGATTTTATCTGTGATGCCCATTGTCAATTTGGATGTTGCCAAGTCGCTAAGGCTATAGTCGCTTAACTTCCCAGCCGCCTGCCTTAGTTGCTGGATAGCAGGGTTGGCATCATACCGGCTCTGCGCCTTTGCCTTCTCGGCAGGCGTGTAGCCCTCCGTTAGCTTGGCAAGCTTATCCCGGCCCTCCTGCAACTGCTTAACTGCGGCGGCTTGGCTAATGTTGCTATAATTTGGTGCGGCCTTGGGCGCAGCGCTTGGGGCGCTGTCCGCCACACCAATCCCATGATACGGATCAACCGTAGCGATTCCGGCGTAAGGATCGCTCATTGGCGCACCATCACACGGCCATCCGTTGTGCGGAAGCGCGTGCCCTTTGGTGCGGATTGCGCCTGTTGCGGCGTGAATGTTGGGATTTTGTCGCCCGCCGCTCCTTGCCCACTTTTCATCGTATCCCGCAAGGCGTTAGCCTGATCGCTCAAGCCCTTTTTGCGGTTTGCCATTTCAATCTTGGCTTGACTGATAACAGCTTGGAGTTGTTGCGGTGTCTGCGCTCCGTTAATCATCGTTTGGATTTCTTTTCTGGCACTATCGGAAGTGACTGCGCCACCTGATGCGCCAGAAACCACTTTGGCATATTCGGTAGAAAAGGTGCCAACAGCGGCATTAAATTTCGCAACATCAGGATTGCCGCCAAGGTTGTTGCGCGCACGATTTTGCCATGCGTTGAGCAAGGGAACGCCAGTCGTGCCCGCGCCTTGCCCCATCGTCTGCAAAACCTGATCGGCATTCATGTTCGCCGTCCGCTCACTGGCGAGGACTTGGCTCGAATATCGCTGCAAGGTTGAGAGCGCCGCAGAATTGGCCTTAAAATCGGCATGAAGCCCAGCGGCGTCTGAGAATGAACCATCCGCCTTGGCGAGTTGAGCGGCCCGCCCAATAATCTGCGCGCGCATATCAGCCGCCTGCTTACCCATACCGAGTGGTGGAAGCTGGCCGGTCGCCTTATATTGCTGCGCCACATAGTCAATTGTGGCGGCGTCCATGGGGGCCGATGGATCAGCATTCTTCGGCGGCTTTCCCTGCAATTGCGCGCCGCCAGCGGGGCTACGCGCCATTGATGGGCTAGGCTCAATATGAACGTGCGAACCCTCATTGATCACATCATAACCCGGCATTTTGGATTTAAGGGCTGACGCAAATTGCGGCATAGAAACGCCTTGTGGCGGGACAAGATCACGCGCATCGTTAGTTGTGTGAAAACTGTTTGGCACACCGCCAACCTCTGCATTATGCGCAGCGCTTCGCATCCCAGAAGTTACCGTAACGCCGGGGAAAAGCTGCTTCGCAACGTTTTCAATTTGCGGTCCATAATGCGCACCGCCAGCGGAAGGAGCGCCCCCGCCAACCGTAACGGGTGCGGCGGTGCCTGTATTTTTGTCCACGGAATAGAAGCCGTTCGGTCCTTCTACAATTTGCACATTAGGCTTTTGAGCCTCCGCCGCTAATTGCGTGCCATCGGCATTATATCGTGATTGTCCAGAGCCAAGCGTGAAGCCTTCTTTAGACTTAGTATATTGCTCAATCGTCTGTGCGCTGGTCAAAAAGCCCTGAAATGCGGCATCACGCTGCGCGGGGTCCATGAGCGCCGCTTGCACCTGCGCCACATGTTCAGGCGTAAACCCACGTTCTACCAACTGTGGGGCCATAGACTGCATAGCCTGTGGGATAGCCGCTGGTGGCACCTTTTGCAGCGACATAAGCAAAGGCGCAGTAGCCTGCGATATGTCGAATGCCTTCTTTCGACCTGCCGCGTCCATGCTATCCAGCTTTGCGACTAACCCCGGATCACCAGTCTGAAAGGCGCTCTGGCGCGCCGCCGTGGGGTCTGTGCCATACTGGCGAACCACATTGCGGCCCTGCTGCTCATCCGCCATAGCGCGCTGATTAGCTGCTTGCTGTGCGGCATATTCGCTATCCTGCCGCCCTTGTAGCACCTGTTCGCGCTGTGCTTTCGCGCGCTGATCCATCAGCCCCGCCACATCAAGCTGCGGGTTGGCGAAAGCCTTCAAGACAATGTTAGGATCGAGTTCTGTCATTAGAAAATCGCCTGATTTTTCGCAATAGTCTGGGATACGTCTGCGTTAAGGCTGCCCGCATTGCTTTTGGCAAAGTAGCTACCCAAGGTGTTCGCTGCCCCGCTAACCGCGCTTCCGATGCCAGCATATTGCGAAGCCGTAGCGTTAGCCGCTGCGTTGTTTTGCGAAATTAGGTTCGTCGTCCCGGTCTGCGTGCTACTGGTCAAATCGTTCGCAGCCGTAATGCCTTGGGCTGTTGCTGTCTGCCCAGTTCCAGCCAAGGACGAGAGCCGGTTAAACCGCGTTGTCTGGTCGGTGTTGAAGCGGTTATAGGCGTTGCTATACTCGTTCGAGGCAAAGTCCTGCCCATAACGCGCCATAGCCTTCATCGCGCCGCCAGATAGCACACCGCCGCGCGCCGCCGCAGAATTATCAACGGCCTTCGCGCCTTCATCCATGCGGAACTGATAGCCGGGGTCTTTCTGAAAATCAGACAGCGTAAAGGATTTATCCAGCGCACCAGTTTCAGAAGCATTCTGGTTTGCCGCAATATCAGAAGTTTGCCCGCTTGTGGTTGGTAAGGCGCGTCCCTCATTCTGCCCAAAAGTCGCGTAATGATATTGCGCATAGGCTTCGGGGCTACCAAATTGCGCCTGCACATCAGGGTTCGAGGCATAGGCCTGCGCGACATCAGGGTTAGCTGACAGATAGCCGTTCCAGTCTGTCCCGCTGCTTGTTCCGCTGGTGGCTGTGCTGCCGACAGGCGTCACACCCATGAGGTTACTAAGTTTGTATAGCGCCCCCGTGCCGATAGTGCGGGCTGGTGCCAGATCGGCGCGGTTTAGGTCATATTGCCGCCGCGCCTCAGCCGTCTGGTCTTGCTGCAACTGGGTGTTAGCCGCCGTTGCGTCACGCTGCGCGGAAGCGGCTTGGCTGCCTGCGTAAATGGACGCCCCGGCCCCAATGACCGCCGAGGCTCCTACTGCGACTGCCATAAAGCTCATTGGGGAATCCTTTTGCAGGGGAGGGGTAGCAATCGGCCCGCTACAGTCTCATGGGTTATAAGCAAATCCTCCGCATTCTCAACCGTTTTTGCATCACAAGCGTGAATGGTCGTCCACACAGTTTCTTCCAGGGCATGAACGCAATTCTTGACGCCAGCGGGCACAATACGAGTAGAAGGCGCGGTAATTTCTTCTGTGCCACCTTCCGACACCACTAGAACGCGGCCCTTCGAAATAATGCAAATATGCTCTTTCGCATGAATATGCCCCACCGCCGTTGATCCCGCTGGCAATATGGCTTCGCGCGAATACAGCCCATCGGCAAAGCGATGCGTGATAGGAATATCAATGTGATGCTCTGGCATAGCCAGCATTTCACTTTGCAGGGCGCGCACCCTTGAAGCCATCGGTAAGGTTGGGGCAGATAAGCTATACATTAGCTAACCTCACGCCCACTGGCCCGGAAGGTCAAAGCCGTTGCCGTGCCTGCCTTGGTGGAGATAAAATCGCCGGGGTTGAGGATATGGCCGACCGCTTCAGGGCAGGTATAGGCTGCGCCCGGCGCGATGGTTTGCGCGCTGATAATCGTGTTCAATGCGCCAGCGCTCCCCGCCGCCGACACAAGGTTGACAGTCAACGTTGCTGCAAGAGCCGTTGTGTTGGTCGCAGTCATCTTGTCAATAATCGTGCGCGTATTCACGGGGACGGTATATTGAGTGGTATCGGTCGCGGCGATTTGCAGCGGCTGCACCAGAGTTTTGGCTAGAACAGTCATAAGGTCGTCCCCTTTTTCAAATCATCAATTTGCGCTTGCAGGCTGGCGATCATGGCCAACATATCCGAGGCCGGGCTAAGATCATCAGGCAATGCCTGCTGCTGCATCCATGGCGGCGACACATCATCGCTCTGGATTGGTGCCAACATCGGCACAGGCGAAAGATCACCCCCTTCCTGCGGCAAGAGTGCTGAAAAGCTATCCACTTGGGCGGACGGCAACACCTCAAAAGCGTTAGCGTCCAAGGTGGCACCGGCCCCATTTGTGGCAAAAAACTCGGTTAGGAACCGATAGAAGATTGTGGTTGCGCATCCCGTGCGAACATCAATCAGCGGAACGCGCGGAGCAAGATAAAGCGCGGTCATGCCTTGCTCCCCACCGCATCAAGCGTTGCGCCCGTGAACACCACCTTCACCGGGTCAGTGATTGACACCTGAAAAAGCCTGTCACGGGATTTTCCCAACCGCCGCCAGCGCACGCGAGTTTGCGTTTCGCCAATCTTGCCAAGTGGCGCCCATTGCTCGCTCGACCACGTATAGCCGCCATCATCCGACCATTTAAGCATCGCCTGCGGGTTATCGCCATCGCCGGATGCATTGCCTACGCCGGTCTGCATGAACAGTTCTAGCGCTCGGTAAAACGAGTATTTGCCATCGTTAGCGACGTGCGGGCAAATGCGAATCCGTTCAATTGCCGCGCCATTGTCGCTGTAAGCGTCCAGATCAAGCGCATAGACGTTGCCGTTTTCCCAGTCTCCTACAAGAGTCTGTCCGGCATAGTTCATTTGGCAGTTAGCCCGAATGCGCTCAAGCTGCCCGTAAGCGCCACGATAAGCCCTTTCGTGCCAAAGCCCCGTAGACACATCAAAGCACCATGTAGCGCCCGCCGTGGGGAAGGTCAGGACATAGAACGAATGGCCTTCCTGCTGATAGGTGAAGGCGATAGCATCCGAAATAGTGCTGTAGCCTGCAATGGCATATTCAACCGCATGTGTTGAAATACGCACTGGGGCATAACCCGTGGCGCGGTAAACCATGCCTAGCCCGCGATCATCCGTGGATAGCCAGAAAACAGTATTATCCAGCTTGGCCACACTTGCCGTCGCCGCGCATCCAACCTCTAGGAATGCGCCCTGAATACGCTGCAATGGGAAGTCTGCCCCGCCAGCATCATACCATACTTCGGTCGAGTTTTGCCCAAACAGCCACAGTTCGCGGTGGTCTACAATCAGCGAGATAAGCATATCTGGCGAACCCTCCGCCGATGCAAAGTCAAGCGCATCGACCGCCGTGCCGTAAAGCTGCGAAAGCTGGAATTGCTGCGTATTTGGCACGTTCCAGACAAAGAACCCATCGAGATAATCCACGCGCACGCCACCGACAAAATCAGGGTCTGTAATGGCGGCCACAGTCGCGGTCGAGGGGGTGATGAAATACCCATCATCATGGCCAGTTACGACCATAATAACCGAACCGTTTGACGCCATGGAAACCGGCGTAGTGCCATCCAAAACCGTGCCAATTAGCGTAGCCGTCGCGTCGTTCGCCACGCTCCATACATTACCGCCCACGATCACAATTGCCGTAGTGCCGTTAAACCGGATCATGCCGCGCACGCATCCGCCGCTAAGGGTCGCCCACAGCGAAAGCCCCGGCGTCCCCACCAATGCCATGACAGAGCGCGCGGAACCGCTTTCAGCCATTACAGGATAAAGGTTTACCGTGCGCTGGGCATCAAAGGACTGAGACCGTGCTGAATGCTCAAACGATCCGCCAAGGAAGTTAAACTTGGTCATCAGTAGCCACGGGCAGGCACAACGCGCCCACCACCTGTTAGCAGGCTATCGTAGGACATAACTGGTGCGGATCGGTTAGCGCGTTTGATGATTGCCTTCATGGACCTTGCATAGGCGGACAAATCCGGCCCGCCATATTCAGCGGACAATTCAACTGCGATTGCATATTGCAAGGCGCGGGCATAGCCGGGGGCGAGGTTAAACACCGTCGAACCCGTCACGGCGCCGGTCAATTGCTGATTGAAGTTGATCGTGAACGGAATAGCCAGCATAGGCGTCGGCCACAAGATCACCTTACCAAGCGGAAAGTCGTTCACATAAACGAAGCGCTCCATAATTTGCTGTTGCACGGTCTTAATGGGCAGGCCCATCCATTGCTCAAGTGTCCACTCGGCAACAGGAAAATCAACGCCAGAAACAGAACAATAAGCGCTTTCAATGTTAGCAGGCCGCACACCACTCCAATCACCGCCTGTGCCGATTGTATAGGTGTTCTGCCCCGCTACAGTTGTGAAAGTGGTTGGCAATGAACCATAAATCGAAAGCTGTTCGATATTCCACGTTTCTAGCACATCGTTAAGCGCAGTAATCCCATCCGCCAGTTCAGCGGCTGTCGGCGCTTCACCAGTCGCAATGGCATTGATCTTGCGCATTGCGTTAGTGATTAGCGCGACGGCTGTGATGGGGCTGGGCATGGGTTATTCCTTAACCTTTGATGGGCGTCCACGCTTTGGCCTATCGGGGGGAGCCTCGCTGGTAGATGGGGCATCCGTATAGCCATCGCCCAGCGCAGTTTCTTCTTCTGCGTCGGCGACAAGAATACCCTCCATGCCGTCATATTTCCACTTTGGGTATTCTTCGAACATATGCGCCCCCTATATGCTGCCGGGAGGCATAACCCCCCGGCAACCTTAGCTTACTGGATGGGCGCTTCGCCACACGAAATGATCGACCAATCAATAACAGTCGTCGCGGTGGCGTTAGCCGTTCCATAGATCGTAAAGGAACCTGCGGCGGCCACAATGCGCTCTACACGCAGCAAAGTGCCATCCGCAGCCGCCTGCGCGACCACAGCATAAACCTTGCTGTTGATGTTAACAAACGGATTGGTCACAACCACCGAAGATGAGCCTACGGCGATTGCAGCGCGGCCTGCAAACTCGTTGCTGGACTGGGCACCAGTGGTGGGGGCGGCAACCGACACGGTGGCGCGGCCCTGTGCGACTAGGGCGTCTTCAGTGGTCTTGGGCAGGGTGACGATAGAACCAGCGGCATAGGCGCCGTAGCCAATCGAGGAGGAAAGCTGAACAGTCATGTTATGAATCCTTGTGAAAGAGAGAAATGGGGCGAGTTTCCCCGCCCCATCCCATCATCAAGTGGCGTAAAGGCAAGCCAGTTCAGGATAGGTCGCGGCCCACCCAAACAGAACGTCCAAACGCATGATATAGTTGTCGTTCACACCGTCGTAGAACTCGGTCACTTTCAGGTTCATGCCCTTATAGGTCTCCTGCGCTACGTCGATCACACCCTTGCCCGAAGGCGGGGCATACATCGGCACCATCGCCAGCGTGAAGGCGTCTCGGTGGAAGCCAACGTTGGCGTTGTAGGAACCCGATGCCGTGCCGAAAATCGTGATAACAGCCGAGTTAGCAGGCGATGCCGTCACGTTCTGGAATGGGCCGCTGGTCACGATTGCAGGGCTGATCGAAAGCGAGGTAGCGCTTGATGCAGCATCAGCCGTAACGGTGAATTGCGCCAAGGTGCCAGTGCTTTGACGCGACTGCGGGTTAACCGCAAACACGCCCGCGAACGTAACCTTAGTGCCACGGGTGACGGTGCCGTTCAGAGCGTTCACAGTCAGCGTCGAGCCGGTCTGGCCTGCGCCGTTCACCGTGTTCGTGCCCACGACAGCCGTGCCGTTCACATGAATCGCAACGTTCTGGTCCATGCCCACATCGAGGCCAAACGAGTTCTGCAAGCGGCCCGTCGAGAACTGCTTTCCAACCTTGTCGCTGTTATTGAACAGGCCAGCCATGCCCTGCACCATCGACGCATTGAACGCAGGGTTCATAATCAGCGAACGCCCGTTATCCTTCACCGGGGCGCCCATTTCGTCAAGGCGCTGATTAACGCCCGTCATAGCTGCAAGAGCAAGCGCCTGCGTGGTGGGCAAGGTGCCGGGCGTGCCAATGGTGTTGAACGTGGCGACACGCGCCAAATCCAAGCCCTGCCGGTCAATTTCGTTCGCCACCGTTGCCATCGCAGCATTGAGTCTCTGGCTCATTTGCTGGATGGACAGAGTGCGCTCTTGGCCGGTAAAGTTGATGTCCGCACCGCCCTGCGAAAGCGTCAGGGGCGTCGTGGTTTCGACGGTGGACTGTGGCACAGCCACGCGGCCAGCACGATAGGGGTAGCGGGGCGGGCGCTTGATATTGATGGTTGCGCCGGGCGAGTAACCGCGCGACTGGTTCGCGGTGAACTCTTGGTCCCAATCGCGGTTAACGGCAGAGGCAAAGGCCAGTTGGTTTTCGAGAATCGCAAGGGCTTCCTTGGCGACAATCGAACAGGTAACGAGAGTGTTCGACATAAGAAAAGTTCCATCTATGGGAGGGCCAACGCTTCACAGCGTGGAAACTCAAAGGGCTGCCTGACTTAGTAACCGGCACCCTGTTTGCGGCGCATTTCAATGTAATCGTTCATTGATGCCTTCGCTAGGTCCGTCTGTCTGGCTGGTGCCGAACGGATCGGGCTAATCGGGGCCGGTGCCTTCGTCGTGCTTTTGGCGACAGGTGCCGCCAGTGCTGTTTCCAAACGACCCAACCTAATCGCCGCCTTGACCGGAGTAAGCTTGTTTAGCTCCTCGGCAATTTCGGGGTGCTGGGCCATGTGGTAGGCCAATTCCGGGCCACGGTCGCTATCCATAAGCGCTTCATACACATGGGGTGCCACGGGTATTTCAGACGATCCGACCACGCTCGCGAAGTCGGGAAGAGAGGATTGCGCCGCTTCCAATTTCGATTGCCAATTTGCCTGCCTGACCATGGTTTCGGTCTGCTGCGCCTTGGCCGATGATTGCTTGTGTGAGTTTTGGTCGAACTTCCAATCGGCCAAAGCTTCAACAAAAGAGTCATAGCTATCGAAGTTTTCGAGAACTGGCTTGTCAGCGGCCTCTTGGGCCGAAACTGGCGTCGGTTGGGAGACGAGCCCTTTGTAAAAATCGCGTTCACGCTCGGCTTCGCGGCGTGCACGGGTTAGATCGTTGATGCGATCTTGCGCTGTCTTACCGCGTTTACGCTCGTCGTGCAAGTCCCCCTCGGCAGAAGCATCATCTTCGCCCTCGCCTTGCATTTCAGCATCGGCGGTTTCAACAGTTTCTGGCGATTCCGACGCCTCTACGGCTGGGGTGTTGTCAAAAACTTCAGTTGCTGCGGCTTCCTGCATAGTTTCATCGGTCATTGTGGTTGCTCCTGCGAGGCGTCTGCATTCCCGGCAGACGGAACGGGTTGGGGTTGTGGCTGTTGGGGCGGCTGTTGCTGCTGCTCAATCGCGTGTTGCTGGCTTTGGTCCGCTGCCTGCACTTGGGCCGGGGCTTGCGCCATGCCTTGGGCAATAGGTGCTGGCGCATCCGGGTGCATCGGGTCAGCGGCGGCCACCACAGCGGCTTGGTGTGCCAAGATGGGGTTCATTTTGGCGATAAGCATTTGCACCATGCCTGCTAGTTCAGTGTTATCTAGCTTGGCGTCATTGTTCATCTGCGCGATGCGTTCGCGGCTTTCAGCCTCCATCCGAGACTTTTCGATGCCGTTTTCCAGCTTGGTCATCTCCTCATGCATCTGTGACAAGGTTTGATCCATCTGCCCAATCATCTGCCCGGCCTGCTCAATCGGGATAGGCCCGTTTGGCGTCTGCACCATTGGTTTATCGTCCTTGCCATCCTTATCGTCGGCAATACCGGGCGGCAGTGTCTTGGCAATGCGGTCAGCAATGTCATCAGCCCCCGGCCAATCCATCGAGCGCACCACCTTATCGCCAGCGACCTCCATTAGCTTCGGCCACGATCCAGCCATCTGCACCATGCTATCGGCGGCTTCTTGGCGCAAAGTGTTGTATGCGGGGCCGGTGGTTACGATAACGTCATATTCGCCCACGGTGAGGTCATTCAGGACCGTCTGCACAGCCTGCCCCATTTCGTCAATTTCAGGTTTTGGGGTGTTAACCTCGACTTGCTTAGCTTGCCCATCAACACCCAAAATACGCAAGGTGCGCTGGCTGTCATAAATCTTTGGGATGCCAGACACCACCACCCGGCCAAGATGCTTCATCGTGCGCGTCAAGTTGTCCGAATAGTGGAAATTGCCCACATCGCCTTGATGCTGGCGGGCCTTAATGGCAATGCCGCTGGTCTCGTTTGAGCGGTTGCCAAGGCTTGCATCATAAATACCAGTTACGGCCTTGACGTTATCGCGGGCGAGGCCAGCCATAGCGATAAATCCCGAAGGAACATCGGCGGGCGCTTGGCGTTGCGGCGCTGGTGCTAGGTTGCCCTCAATCGTGACAGGGTTGTATTCCAGATAAGGAAACGCCTTGACGTTAGCCGCCGCCCAATCTTCTTCCACGCCTTCGAATTGCCCCATGGCCCCAATAAATGGGGCTTTGGTGCGCAACGCAATCTCTTCTGTCGCCGCCGTCAGCCAATAGTTATACATCTTGGCTGGGTCTTTGGCCGGTCGGATAATGCCGGAGCGCGTCACCTTGCCGTCTAGGTCAATTTCGTCGCCATAGACGGGAAAAATCGGAATCCAGTCAAAGGGAACCTCTACCTTGTCCAGCACTTCCTTAGCCGTCAGTTTAGCCCACATCACCTTGCGGGTGAGCGTATCGCGGGCCTTGATCTTGCCGCCTTCCATGACTGGCTGAACGCCAGCAGGCAGGGGCGTCTTGTCGCTCTGAAGCTGCGCCTTGCCGTTGGATAGCAAAATCAGCTTATCCGGCTTTTCCTCAATCCAGTAATATTCGCAGATGCGAACAAAGTCTTCACCCAGCCAGTTCTCGTCGTCGCCCACGCCCTTGGCGAGATAGTCGATAGACGGGTCTTTGTTCGGGTAATCCCGCTCAAACTCGGACTTTGGCATTTTGGTCGTGACAAAGCCAAACCGCGCATCGCTGCCATCTGGCTCCTCCGCCGTGGGATCCAGATAGATCGTGAACGGATTGCGCACCCGCTTGATTTTCATATCCTGATCGAAAGACAGTGGGTTGCAATACTCCGTAGTCAGGCGGAAAAACCCAAAGCCGATAGATGCCGCACTATCGAGCGCAGTATCATATGCAGCATCGGCCCCGCTATCATATTCAATATGCCGGATCAGTCCCTCAATGACCTCGGCAACCTCTTGGTTAGCACCTTCGCTCACTGGATGCACATGGATGCTCTGCCTGTTTTGGCGAACGTCGTTAACGACTTGGTGGATGATCGCTGGGATGTTGTTGTTCGTGAGGCAGGGACGCCCATCTAGCTCCCGCTGGCGCACAGACTGTTCGTCCCACTGGTCGCCCTTTTTGAATTTCAAGTCCTCAAGCGCAACAGCCCGGTCCGCATCATCAGCATTGATGCACAAATCAAGGCGCTTCTTGGCCTCTGCGATAATATCGGCGCTCATTCCTACAAATCCTTCAAAGACGCGGGACGATGATTGCCCCATGTATCACATTACCCGCGCACCGGAACCGCAAAAGAAAAGTGACGCGCTATCGGGTTAAACATGACGAGTATATCGCTACTCAAACCTTGCTCTTGTCGCTCCATATGGACGCGGGCCAATTGTCTATTGTCAGTCATGCGGCCACCTCACCCAAGCACGGCCTGACCATCAATAGGGGGGCAGCCTGAATCGGTGCGAAACCAAACTTGCCGTAAAACTTAGCCAGCGTCGCCAGATTTAGCGGGCTATCGCTATCGGGCTGGACGTGGATCATGAGGAATTTGCCCGCAAGGTCTGCGTCAAGGCAGGCCATAGCCATTAGGTCTGTGGCATGTCCCTGCGCGCGGTATTCTGGCTCCGTCCGAACGTGGCTGATCTCGTAGACCCTGCCGCGCATCGCCGTTGGCAAAGCCTTAGCGACGTTGACCCTTAGGCTGGCGTGGCCCTGTGTCCGTGTCCCATATTTTAGCATACTGCCCCCATTTCGATGGATTGGAAAAGCGCCAGCTTTTTATGGCCGCCAATGCGAATACCGTGGCGGCTGGCCTGCGCGCTCAAGGAGTAGATGCATTGGTCAATATCCGCATCATCAGCAGGCAGGATCAATTCTGCCGTAGCGATGCGCTGGCCGTCCTCGTGCAACTCCACCGTCATGCCATCAGTCGCGCCGATGCTAAAAGATCGCTTGATGATGTTCATGCTGCCCACCCGTCAAAGCTATGCGGTGTCATATGCGACCACCCGGACGGGACCGCATCGTCATTATGCAAACGCGTCACCCATCGCTTACCGCCCACCGAGTGACAAAAATAAGCATATGGCGGCGGGCAATTGGCAAGGCCTGTAGCAATCCGGCGCGCTTGCTCAAGCTTAGTTTCCATCATGACGCCCATCCCATCCCCTGCACGACAGGGCGGACCCGGCGCACGACCTTTGACGCAATGGCGCGGCGCGCACCCTCGCAGGCATAGCGCAACGCATCAATGCCGTGGTTATTTTTGTCAGCCAACTTAGGGATGACTTGGCCCGTGAGGTCATCAACCTCGTAGCTGTAAAGCGTTAGCTCGTCGATCATGTGCTTGCAGCGCGGATGCACGATAATATCAAACGATTTTAGAAACTCCACGCCCTCCTCAACCGAACGAGCGCCCTTGACCGCCGACAGGATTTTAGGAAAGCCATGGTTGCGCAAATAGCTGATTGTCTCCGGGCGGCTGCTATCAGCCGTCAGGGGCCACCGCTCGGACTCTGGCACCGTCATAAACAGCGCGGGCAGGTTGTTGATCTCTGTCCCGATCTGGTAGGCCTCGTGGTCAATATAGAGGTTGTGGCCGTCGATCCAGCACCGCACCAAAACGCTAGGATCGATGGAAAAGCCAAAGTCTGCCCCCATGCGAAAAACCGTGCCAGCAGGTGGCTCGCACTCCTCAACACGCCAGTTGCGAAACACGCGCGCCTCACTGTTGCGCTGATACTCGCCCAGCCAGATATGGGCAAACTTGTCAGGGTCGCGGCTCCGATCATAATCTAGCTCTGCCTGCAACACGTCAGGCAGCCATGGGTTATCGCGGTAATTGGCCTGCAAAACGATTGCGTCAGGCGGTGGGTTGTCGCCACGTAGCAATACGTCCACAGGGTCGGTCGCTTGGCTAGGGTTCCAAGTGAACCAAATCTCCGAATGCGGCTTGCGGATTGTTGGGCGCAGCAGGTCTAGGCTGCGCTGGCTTAGGCTCTGCGCCTCCTCAACCCAAGCAATATCGTAGCCCTCAAGAGACTTGATCGAATCCGCCGTGTGGTTTTGGAGGCCTTGAAAAATAATCAAGCCGCCATGAGGGCACTTAATTTGGTTAAGCTGAACCTCAAAGATCGAACCGACACCCATGGCTTCAACCTTCAACTCCAACAGTTTTTTAACTGACTGGGCTAATGATTTTTGAATTTCACGTAAACAAACTGCATGAGTTTGCATCATAACACATCGCTCAATCAAAAGTTCGGCGAATGCATGAGATTTTCCAGAACCACGTCCACCATGCACCCCTTTGTAACGCGAGGGCAGGAGCATTGGCATAAGCCAACGCGGGGTATCTATCACCAGCTCACTCATAACTTACGACCTTTGCGCAAATTTTCGGTAGCTGGAATTGCTTGAAGGTTTGACGCGATATGCAAACCGCAAATGTTGCGGCCAGCTAAGGGAATAATATGATCTACATGGTATGGTATACCAGTTTCAGCCTCAAGGCGTGCAGCTTCTGCATAAATTGCAGCAATAGCCTCACGATCAGCCCAAGGAGGGCAGGCATTGCGCAAACGCGCTCGACGAGTGCCATTCCATTCCCTGACTTTATGCTTATTAGCCTCTCGATAATCTTTGCAATCTTTCTTTATTTTTTCAGATTGGCTATCGTAACGCTTAGCGTTTCTAGCTAAAATTGCCGCTCGATTGGCTTCATAATATTTTTTATAAGATAACACTTTGCCAGTTTTATCGGCATTATATCTGGCACGATCAGCAGTCCTAATGGCATCGCCTATCTTAAGTCTGCGATCACGCTCCGATTCTGCCATGCAAATTTTACAACGCGGGTGATTGCCATTCTTGCCATTTTTAGCAAAAGCATCAATGAGCTTCATTTGCCCACAATTTTTACAAATACGCTCACGCATTAGGATCAACCACGCGGCGGGTGATGATACTCACCTCGGTCTTTGTATCGGTCTGCGCCTTATCGACCACAAGGCCGTTGAGCTTGGCCACATCCATCATAGATGCGCGGGCCACCGATAGTCCGGGAGCCTCTGCCAAAGCCTCTGCTTTTCCGGCGATGCGCAGGAGGTTAGCGGTGATGCCATCAACCGTCACCATCGACCGCTCTTGAGCGATTCCGCGCAGTTCGGCAAGCCTTGCCTGTATCTTGACATTATCTAGCAGCTTTTTGGCATTGCGGTGGTTAGTCTCTGGCTTTACGTCTTTTGGCCCGTAAGCCCGCCGATAGGCCTCGGATGCGTTGCCTGTCTCCATGTATGAGAGGCAAAACGCCTCTTGCTTGGGTGTTAGGTTAGCCATGGCCCTAAGCCTATAGGATTTTGCGTGTTACGGCAAGGCCTGTGCGTAAAATGGCGCGAGACGGACCCCCGTCACATCTCGCGCCGCTGGTTTGCCGGGATGGGGCGGCGCACTAGCTGGGGGTTTTATGCCGCTATGGGGCGGGGCATGTCAAGCGGTTCGATAGCAC